CTTGGCTTTTACAGCTCGGATCACCTTCCGTCGAGACCCTAGTCACACAGCCACGGGAGACTTTGCACTCAACGCTCAGTCCTTTATGGAGGCAGTGCTTGAGGCAAATGCAATCGCCATCGGGTATACCGTTGGTACTGGACAACCAGCCCATATCGATCACGTTAGACGCGGTAGGGCGCCTTCGACTGCAATCCGCACTATCGCTGATGCCCTTCACTTTAACAGGAGCATGACCTAATGTACACCCTCACCACTGATCGTGGCGTGATCGAGGCCACGCAGGAGCAGATCGCAATCATCAACGCTGCGACCGGCACCAAGGACAACCTGCTTATCAACGCCCTCGCCGGCGCTGCGAAATCCACCACCTTGCAGTTCATCTGCAAGTACGTCACGGGTATCCCCATCCTCTCCCTCGCGTTCAACAAGCGGATCGCCACGGAGCTGGAGAAGAAGCTCCCCTCCCATGTCGACTGCCGCACCCTCAACGGTCTGGGCCATCGCGTGTGGGGCAGCGCTGTCGGCAAGCGCCTAGTCCTCGACGACAAGAAGATGTTCACCCTCATGAAGGAGTGGTCGGACAAGAACCTCAAGGGCGCGGACAAGGAGGCGTTCTTCGACGAGTTCGGCGACATCAAGCGGTGCCTCGGCTGGGCCAAGTCGATGGGATGGGTGCCCCAGCGCGTGCAGCGTGGCAAGTCCCTTTTCGACTCCGACGAGTCCTTCTTCAGCGCCCTCAACGAGAACGTGGACATCGACCCCCGGCGCTGGCGTGACTGCCTCGTCGATTGCATCGCCCGCTCCATCTCCATGGCCTACGACGGCGTGGTCGACTTCGACGACCAGATCTACATGCCCACCCTCTTCGGCGGCGCATGGCCAGTCTACCCGCTTACCCTCGTCGACGAGACGCAGGACCTGTCCCCGCTCAACCACGTTCTTCTCCAGCGCTTGGTCGGCCCCCGCCGTCTCATCGCGGTCGGCGATCCGTGGCAGTCCATCTACGGCTTCCGCGGGGCAGCCCGTGGCGGCATGGCCGTCATGAAGTCCACCTTTAACATGACTGAGTTGACGCTTTCCGTCTCCTTCCGTTGCCCGCAGGAGATCGTCAAGCGCCAGCACACTCGTGTCCCACACATGAAGTGGGCCGATTGGGCCGTGCCCGGTGAGGTCCGCAGTCTCGAGCGGTGGGGGTCCGGGGATATCCCCGACGGTGCTGCGATTATCTGCCGAAACAACGCGCCTCTTTTCAAGCTCGCGTTGCAGTTGATCCGGGACGGTCGTGGAGTCAAAGTGCTCGGGGCGGACATCGGCCCGGCCCTCATCAAGGTCATGAAGAAGCTCGGCGACGGTTCTCTGTCCGACCAGGCTCTACACAACGCGATCGACAATTGGGCGACAGCCATGATCGCCAAGGGCAAGGCCGAGGCTTCCACGTACGATCGGGCCGAGTGTATGCATGTGTTCGCCGATGCCGGCAAGACCCTCGCCGGGGCAATCGCGTTCGCCGAGGACCTCTTCAAGCGGGGCGGCACGATCGAACTGATGTCGGGGCACAAGTCGAAAGGGCTGGAGTACGACACCGTGTTCCACCTCGATCCGAAGCGTGTCCCGTCCCCCTACGCCAAGACCGACAACGCCATCGATCAGGAGCTGAACCTGCAGTACGTGATCGAGACGCGGGCGAAGAAGCAGCTGTTCTTTGTGGAGATGGAAACCTATGGCTGAGTGGAAAACGTATGAAGCGGTTGTCCGCATTCGTGTGAAAGCCAAGCCGGGCTATAGGGAGCGCGATTTTCGCTGGGATGTGTTTCGGGCCATCAATACTGGCCAGCTGATGCGGCTTGTTAAGGATGATCCGTTCGTCGATTCGACGGGAAAACTGGACGTCCTGCAAGCGAGCCGAGTCGCCGCCGCCGCGAAGCGTACGGCTTAGTCTCCGGTATGGTTCATTCCGCAAACGAATGAACCATACCAATCGCCGGACCATACCAGACACCAAATCCCTTTGACAATCCCGTGGCGTTCGGTATGGTTGATTCGCAACCCCCGCGCATTCCGCGCACCAAGCAGGAGATCCCACACTGGACACCATCGTAATCCAGGGCCTCGACTTCAACGTCCCGACGCCCTACACCGCCGGCCATGTCCTCGCGGAGAACGAGGCTTCGGCCCTCAACCAGCTCCTCCACGAGAACCTCCGCAACAACTTCGCCTCGAAGGTGAAGAAGGCCAAGGAGGACGCGGGCGAGGGTGGCACCCCCGACATCGCCGCGCTGCAGGCCGCGCTCGACGAGTACGCTTCTTCGTACTCCTTCGGCGTCCGCTCCGTGTCCGGCGTCACCCGCTCCAGCGCCTCTGCCGAGGAGCGCGAGGCCCTGTCCCTCGCCAAGCAGGCGGTCAAGAACGCCCTCAAGGCCAAGGGCGTCAAGGCCGACAAGGAGCAGATCGCGGCCCTCGCCGAGGAGGCCGTGCGGACCCGGCCGCAGTTCATGGAGATCGCCCGCGAGCGTGTCGCTGCCCGTAAGTCCGCGGCCTCCCTGTCCCTGTCGGACCTGATGGCGTAAGTCATGAAACTGCGGCCGCGTGATTACGCAGAGATGCTTTACGCGGCCGCATCAGCTGAGATCGGAGTGCTTGTGGAGTCGAGCGATCGGGAGAAACTTCTCCAGCGCCTCAACACCTACAAGACCTCCGATCCCATGCTTCGCGGTCGGGTCAGCATCGTTCGGCACCCGATCAACCCCGATCAGCTTATGCTTTTCAAAAGGACTCCCAAAGATGGCGAAGCGGAAAGCTGATCGCCCCATTCAGAAAGTCACCCTCAACCTGTACGACGGTGACTTCGCCAAGCTCGGCGAGCTTTACCCGGAACTCGGCGCCAGCCGCGTGATACGCGAACTCGTCTCAGCCCATGTGCGGAAGGTGGAGTTCAAAGCGGAACTGCTTCTTCCGCCTGTCCCGGAGATCCATCTTGACTGACATCGACGAACTATTCTCGCGCGATCCGCTCCAGTATTCCGAGCAGGACCTGGACCGGATCATCGCGCAGTACCGGAAGATGCGGGAGCAGTTCATGCTGAACCCGAAGACCAAGGCGGCCAAGGTCGAGCCCGCCGCGAAAGCCCCGGCCAACATCTCCCTCGACGACCTCAACCTCTGAAGGACCAGTTCAGATGACCACATTCACCGACAAGATCAAGACGCTGTTCGACGAAATCGACACGCGGCTAGCCGCGATCACCGAACACTACGAGACGGTGCATTCCAATTCCGAGGGCGAGCGCGAGACCAGCGCCGACGATATCCTCGCCCAGCTCCAGAATATCCACGGCTTCCTGTCCGACTGCCGTGATGCGTGCGCGGACCACGACGATCTTCCTGAGGCCGACGAGCCCGACGAGGACTGACTCCTCCCCTTGCCTCATCCGACTTAACGCCCCCGCGGGGGCGTTCTCTTTCTCATGGAGGACCACCATGGCCGACTCACCTTTCTCCGAGCCCGGCGTCCAATTCGCTTGGGACTCAACGTCGCTTGGCCTCTTCAAGGAGTGCCCCCGTAAATATTACTACACCATGATCGAGGGGTGGCGTAAGCCCGGCGGCAACGTCCATCTGGAGTTCGGCGGGCTGTTTCACAAGGCCCTCGAAATGTACGATCACATGAAGGTCCAGGGTGCCGCGCACCCTGACGCTCTCCGCCACGTCGTCCGTTACCTCCTCACCGAGACTTTCGTTGACGGCAAGCCGGTCGATTGGGGTCACAACCTCAAGACCCGGCACACCCTTATCCGCTCGGTCATTTGGTATCTCGACCACTACGAGCACGACCGCGCCGAGACAGTGATCCTCGATAACGGCAAGCCCGCTGTCGAGTTGTCCTTCCGTTTCGATGCCGGCAACAGCCGTCTTCTCTGCGGCCACCTCGATCGCGTTGTCGAGTTCCAAGACTCCCGCTTCGTGATGGACCGCAAGACCAGCTCCAGCACCATTTCCTCCTATTACTTCGACCAGTACGCCCCCGACAACCAAATGTCCCTTTACACCATGGCCGGGCAAATCATCCTGCAGTCCCCGGTCCGGGGCGTCATCATCGACGCTGTGCAGATCGCCGTCGGCTTCTCCCGTTTCGAGCGTGGCTTCACCTACCGCACCGAGGCGCAGGTCGAAGAGTGGCTGCACGACTTCCACCATTGGGCTGATCTCGCCAATGATTACGGCACACGCAGCAATAAGCCGGACGTCCGAGACTTCCCTATGAACGACAAGTCATGCCACGACTACGGCGGCTGCCCGTTCCGTTCCATCTGCTCCAGCGATCCCCGCGTTCGCCAGACCTTCCTCGAAAGCAACTTTATCAAACAACAGTGGAATCCTTTGGAGATACGTTGATGCCCTCCCTGTCCGCCCATCAGTCCGCCAAGCTCACCAAGCTCCTTTTCATCGGCAACTCCGGTTCCGGTAAGACTGGCGCCCTCGTCTCCCTCGTCGAGGCGGGGTACCGCGTCTACGCCTTCGACTTCGACAACGGCCTCGACTCCCTCGCCATCCTCGCGAAGCAGCGTTGCCCCGACAAGCTCAACAACGTCCAGTTCAAGACCCTCCGTGACAAGTACCGCGGCAGCGCTACCGGCCCGGTCATCGACGGGATGCCGACTGCATTCATCGATGCCATGAAGCTTCTCGACAAGTGGGAGGATGGGACCAAGCTTGCCTCCGCTGGCGAGGACGCTGTTGTCGTCATCGACTCTCTCACCTTTCTCTCCGAGGCCGCGTTCAATTGGGCGACAGCCATGAACCCGACCGCCAAGGACAAGCGCCAGATCTACGGTGCCGCGCAGGACGCCATCGAGAACTGCATAGCGTTGCTGACGAGCGACAGCTTCGCCACCAACGTCATCGTCATCTCCCACGTCAAGTTCATCGAGCAGCCCGACGGATCGCAGAAGGGCTTCCCCACCTCCGTCGGCGCCGCCCTATCGCCCAAAATCCCAGCCTACTTCAACCACTACGCGATGTGCGAGAACATCGGCTCGAAGCGCCAGCTCCGCATCCAGTCCAACGGCCTCATCGACCTGAAGTCCCCGGTGTCGTTCCGTATGGCTCCCGCGCTGCCCATTGAGACCGGTCTCGCCGACTTCTTCAAGGAGGTACGGAAGTGACGATCGAACAACGCCCACCGCAGAACCCGCTCACCGACGCACAACTTCGTGCATCGCCGGTCGAGATCACTGGCACAGTCACCACGTCTGGCGGTCCCGGTGGCGGCCTCACAGACGCTGAGCTTCGTGCCACGCCCGTCG